GGACTCCGGATGGTCAGCTTTGCCCAATTCACCTCCGACTTTCCGGAGTTCGCTAGCGCGAACCAAGGCCAATTTGCTATGTGGGCCAACGTCGCCTCGTTCATGCTGACACCGGCATGGGGCGCGCCTGCGGGTCCTGGCCAGCCGAACACGCAATACGACTACGGCAGCGAGTTGTTCATTGCTCATAACCTTGCGATAGGAATGCTCAATCAGCAGGCTGCGGCCAAGGGCGGCGTGCCGGGCATGAGTGGCGGCGTGATCAGCGGTACAACGGCAGGCCCCCTCAGTGTCACCTACGACGCCAGCGCCGGCATCGAGCCGGATGCGGGTCACTGGAACCTGACCAACTACGGAACGCGCTTCATTCAGATGGCGATGCTTATCGGCGCGCAACCGACGCAGGTATCGCCGGGCGGCTGCAATAACCCGCTGAACGGCCCAGCCTGGACCGGGAATTATCCGTACCCTGGGTACTTCGGATGAGCGACGCCAACCTCAGCTTTGAAGTCACTCACGACGAGATGAAGTCCTTCATGCAAGCACTCGCCGACATGCAGGCCAAAGAAGTGCTCGCTGGCTTCCCGGCAGAGGATGACAAGCCACGGCAGGATGCGGAGGGTAACCCTGAACCCATCACGAACGCCGCCATCGCCTACATCCAGAACACGGGGATGCCCGAGCAGAATCTGCCGGCGCGCCCCTTCATGGTCGAGGGGATCGAAGACAAGCGCGAACAGATCACGGATGCCATGGAAGCGGTCGGACTCGCGGCCCTCGACGGCGACCGGATGGCGGTCGATCAAGGACTCCACGCCGTGGGCGCGATAGCGCGCGACGGCATCAAGGAAAAGATCATCGATGGTCCCTTTGCGCCGCTGGCGGAAGCGACACTCAGGGCCAGGGCTGCTATGGGCGGAGCGATCGGCAAAGCTGCGCAGGCGGAACTAGACGGCGTGCAACTTGTGGCGGGTTCGCCCAATGTGCGGCCGCTCAATTTGACCGGACAGCTTCGCAATGCTGCGAATTATGCCGTGCGGGGGAAAGAATAGATGGCTCTACTCGATCTCTCTCGCGTCCTGTCGAGTCCCATGCTCACGGACACATTCACGGTGAACCGCCGCACTCAGACGGTGAACAATTCCGGATATGCATCGACGACCGTGCAGGCGTTTCCGGGCATCGTCGGTGTCGTCTATCCCTCCGACGACAACGAACTGAAGCGCTATCCAGACCTTCAGATCCAAGGCGACACGGTTTCGGTTATCACGACCTTTGCACTCCGCGGCGAGTCGGTCGTTTCCGGCAATCCAGAGATCAGCTTCCAACCTGACCTGGTGGTCTGGAATGGCAGCAATTATGTCGTGCGCGTCGTGAACGACTTCGGCAACTTCGGGGGCGGATTCATATTCGCTATCTGCACTTCAATCACACTGGTGGATCAGCCACCGGTGACTTCGTAGATACAAACATTTTTGGTCCGTTTTGCCCAACATACAAACATCGTTAGACGCTTTCACTTTGGAGGAAACACCATGAAGCTTCTCGCTATTCTCGCAGCGGGCGCGATGCTCTCTGTCACCGTCCACGCCCAGACCGCCAAGGTCATCGCTCTCAAGCCTGAGGACGCGGCGCACGAATGGCGTGTATTGGAACGGCTGCAGCGCCATTACGGTGCCGAGTAAGCTTCGGCGACGACACGACCAGTCACAACTTCGTTTACGACGCGTGGGTCTATCTCGACGCGTCGGTCGCCAACATCTCGAACCTTGAGTACCACCCCAACTAAGAGGCCCCAATGCCGAACGACTCGTCCACTGGGGGATATTTAGTCCCGTCCAGCAATAACGATCTCAACGACCAGGCGCTGGACACCTTCCTGCAAGCCATCGTGGTCGGGATCGTCGGACTGCCCGGGCCGATGGTGCGCCCGCGCTGGCAAGCAGAGCCGCCCACACCGCCATCGGACCCCACGGTGAACTGGGCCGCAATTGGGCCGGGCAGTCGTAAGCGCGATAAGTACTCCGCGGCGGTGCACATCCCGACCGGCAACGGCAGCGTGAAGATCATCCGCAATCGCGAGATGGATGTCCTGTGCAGCTTCTACGGTGCGAATGCCGAGGGCAACGCCGAGCTCCTCGCGATGGGATTGGAAGTTCCGCAGAATCGCGAAGCTATGACGCTTCAGGGATTCAATCTGATCAGCGGCGCGGGCGACTCGATCCCTGCACCGTCCCTGTTCAAGCAAATCTGGTACCGGAAGTTCGACATCTCATTCCGCCTGCGCCAGCAGCAGCAATACACGTATCCGGTCCTCAACCTTCTTGGCGCAGTGGGCACCCTCACCGCGGAAGAGGGTAGCAATAACACCACGGTAAATATCGCCGTAACTCAGCCCGCCTAGCGCGGTCCTCGCAACAACACCCACACAAAACTGAGGAGACCGGATGACGATCAACGCATCCCTGCCTATTTCTTCGCTCATCAACGTGAGCGCATCGCTATCCGTCGCCGCGACGCAGGCGCAGAGCACGCAAACCATGCTGATCCTTGTCAATGATCCAACCATCGACGTGGTGACCCGCATTCAGGCGTTCACTTCTGCGACCGCTGTCGCGCAACAAACCGGGTCCAACTCAGCCGCTACAGCCGCAGTGACGCCATGGTTTGCGCAGAATCCGCAGCCGACTCAGGTACTGCTCGGCCGCTGGGCTCAGACCGCATCGAGCGGTCAACTTTTCGGCGCTCCTCTGACGGCCGCGCAGCAACTCATCTCGACCTGGCAGGCCGTAACGGCCGGGGGTATGACGGTCACGATTGATGGCGGATCCGCCGAAGTCATCACTGGTCTGAACTTCTCCGCGGTGAACAACCTGAATGGCGTCGCAGCGGCAATCAATGCCCACCTGACCGGCGCGGTCATGGCCTGGAATCCGCTCAATCAGAACTTCGTGATCACGAGCAATTCGACCGGTACGACTTCGACGGTCAGCTTCGTGACCGCAGCGACAGGGACTGACATCAGCGGCATGCTCGGCATGCGGTCCAGTTCCAGCGGCGCATATGAAGCCAACGGAATCGCCGCCGAGACCGCGCTTGCGGCCTGGACGATCATGGACACGCTATACGGCGGTCAGTTCTATGGTGCGGCCACGGTAGGCGCGGCCGACGCGGATCACGTCGCCGTTGCGGAGTTTCTTGCCGCATCGGCGAACGCGCATTACTACTTCGGGTCAACGCAAGAGGGCGGCGTTCTGGTAGCGACCTCGACGACCGATCTTGCTTACCTGATGTCGAGCGCGTCGGTCTCGAAGGCCGCTGTCCAGTACAACGGCAGCAGCCCCTACAGTGCGCTCTCGATGGCAGCTCGGATCCTGACGGTTGACTACACGGGTACCAATACCGCCAGCAACCTGATGTACAAGCAGGAACCGGGCATCACTGCCGACGACCTGAACGCGGCGCAACTCACGAATGCGATCGCCAAGAACTGCAACGTCTATGTGAGTTATTCGAACGGCGCTTCGATCATTCAACCCGGCATCGGTTCGAACGGTCAGTGGATCGACACGCAGATCGGCGCGGATGCGCTAAAGCTCGCCATCCAGACGGCGGTCTTCAACCTGCTTTATACCTCGACGACGAAGGTCGGCCAGGACGACGCCGGCATGCACATGGTCAAGGTCACGATTGAGCAGGTTCTGGCGCAGTTCGTTGCCAACGGCTACATCGCCACGGGGCTGACTTGGAACAGTGCAGGCTTCGGAACGCTGAATTTCGGCGATACCCTGAGCGCCGGTTACTACGTCTATGCGCCTGCGCTTGCCACACAGCCCGAGACGCAGCGCTCGGGGCGCATCTCTGTCCCAATCCAAATCGCCGCCAAACTCAAGGGCGCGGTCCAGACGGTCGACGTCGCGATTGTTCTCAACAATTAGTCTTCCGCGCACCTCATCGCAGTTTCACACGACCACTTAAACCAAGGGAGCCGTCATGGTCTATAGCTTTCAAGATGTTCAGGCAGCCATCGTAGGCCCTGGCGGCATTATTCCGCTGGGCGCCGGATCGGCGAACGCAAAGGAAGGCATTACCGCCTCATTTCTCGAAGACAAAGACAACATGTTGATCGGGGCTGATGGAGAGGGTGTTCACTCACTACGCGCCTCCACCGCAGGTCGGGTCACTATTCGCTTACTGCAGACGAGCCCTGTCAACGCAGCCCTAAACCAGATGTATCTCTTCCAGGGCACATCCACGCTCTTCTGGGGACAGAACATCATCACCGTGACAACACTCGCTGGCGATAACTACCACTGTCGGCAAGTGGCATTTACGAAGCACACCGATCGTACGTGGGCCGAAGACGCCACCATGAATGAGTGGGTGTTCAATGCCATCAAGATGGACCCGATGCTCGGCATAGGAATCTAGGAAAACCCGCAACACCGCTTCACTTGAGGATTGCATGGTCGAAAATACAAAAGAAGTAAACGGCATTGAGTATCTGCTGGGCAGCCTGACCGCGAAAAAGCAATTGCATGTTTCGCGACGGGTTGCTCCAGTGTTGGCATCCGCGCTCACCAATCTCGCCGGGGCGCCGGCTGGTCTGACGATGGATCAGATTCTTCTCACTGCGGCACGGCCGATTGCGGACACGCTGTCGAAGATGACGGATGAGGATGTCGATTATGTCGTCGATACCTGCCTCGCAGTCTGCAAGCGCAAAGCTACGGAACGCGGCGGTTGGGTCAACGTCATGAATGCGGCGGGCGGTATTCAGTTCGCGGACATGCAGATGGATGCGCTTCTCGCCCTGACCGCGGCGGTGATCGAAAAGGACATCATGCCTTTTTTTCCTATAGGCCGACTCCAATCGCAGCCGGAAACGGTATCGCAGGATTCGAGCCAATAGGGATGACGAACGGCGAGGATTGGCTCATGCGGCCAGTCCTGCGCGGTCTGTGCCGCTATGAATCACTCATCGACGGGACACTCGGCCTGATCGACATCGCGTGCATGAATGACGCGTTAAACGTGCTGGACGAGAACGAGCGGCGCATCAATGCGGCGCTTGAAGCGCAACGGGAGAAACCATGAGCGCTGCCAATGTGCTTCGCGAGTTCGTAGTAAAGCTGGGATGGAAGGTCGATGAGCAGCAGTTTCGTCGCTTCCAGGAGTCGATGGCCAAGACGGCAAAGACCGCCGTCGAGGTGAGCAAGAACTTCGTCAAGCTCGGCGAAGCCAGCGCCCTCGCCCTGACTGGCATGGGCGCGACCCTGAACGCCATCGCGAAGCCGATGGAAAGCTTATACTTCGCAGCGCAGCGCACCGGAGCATCGGGGAAGGAGCTGCGCGAGTTCGCCTTCGCCGCCGAACAGATCGGCGTCAGCGCGGAACAGGCGCAGGGCGCGGTCGAAGGACTCGCCGCTGCAACCCGCAATAATCCCGGCCTGCGCGGGATCTTGAGCGGCATGGGGATCGACCCCAATCAGACTGATAGCGTCAGGACGCTGTATTCGCTGCTCGTCAAACTACGTGCCTTGCCTCACTATCAAGGCGCGCAGATCGCCGGCATGTTCGGCATCAACGAACAGACGTTCACGATGCTAGAGAACGGTCTGCCGGAGATGCAGAAGTACATGACCCTCCGGGAAAAGATGTTCCGGCAGGCTGGCATCGATCCGGATCAGGCTGACAAGCGCGCGCACGAATACATGATTCAAGTGCGAATCCTGAAGGAAGAGATCAAGGATTTAGCTATCATCATGGCCACACGCCTGATGCCGATCGCCGAGAAGGTCATCGGCTGGATTGAGCAGGCGATTGCATTCTTTGACCGTGCTGATAAGGCGACGGGCGGCTGGTCGACCCGCATCGTCGAGCTTGGTCTTGCGCTGCGCGCACTCGCGGCATCGTTCTCGATCCTGGGAAAGTTGTCAGGACTTTCCGGCCTGCTCGGCCTTGCCGGGCGTGGCGCGGCCGCTGCTGGGGGCGCCGCCGTTGCCGGCGAAGCTGCCGGAGCGGGTGCAGCCGTAGCCGAGGGCGGTGGGCTGCTCGCTCTTATTGCTCCACTGCTTCCGGCCGTGATCCCGGTTGTTGTGGCGGCGGCCATCGTTGCGGCGCTGGCATGGATGGGCACCCACCCCGAACTGGTGCGCAAGGTGGTCAGCTCGGCATGGGGCTGGACTAAGAACCAAGCCAAGGAAATCAACGGTATTGGCGCCAAGGTATCATCCGTCGCACACAGCGCCGCGCAGGATGCCAAGGCGGCCGGTGGATGGGTCAAGGCGTTGTCTCTTCAGCCCGGCTTCTTAGGCGACCTGGCGCGCATGACAGGTAAGTTCGAAGGCTTTCGCGACCATATCTATAAGGACATCGCAGGCAAGGCGACATTCGGATTCGGGCATCTCGTTAGGCCCGGGGAAGATGTATCGCATGCCGACCCGATGGCACTGTTTCAGCAGGATCTCAAGGCGTCGCTTTCGACCGTAGGCAATCTGGTCAAGGTGCATTTGAGTGGCAATCAATTGAAGTCGCTCGCCGATCTGGAGTTCAATATCGGTGAGAAAGCCTTCGCCGGTTCAACGCTACTGAGGAAGCTCAATGCAGGCGACTTCGCCGGCGCGGCCGATCAGTTCCAATACTGGAACAAGGTCACGCAGAACGGACATAAGATTGCCAATCAATCTTTGTCCGATCGCCGCGCCGCGGAAGCGAAAATGTTTCGTTCTCCGGATGTCACCCTCAACGCCAAGACCGACATCCACGTCGAGGCCGGTCCGAACGCGCGTGAAACCGGCAACGAAGTGGCGCGCAGACAGACGCGCGTAAACGGGGACCTGGTGCGTAACTTCGCAGGGGCGGTGTCATGAGCACGATTCCTGTCGACCTGAACTCTCCGATCAATCTACCGGAGACGGCGCCCTCCTTCGATTTACCGTCGAACGCAACCGCGAGCACTGTGTCTTATGCGGCGCGCTCGATTAGTTGGGATACGGTGACGCTTCCGGGCGGGGGCACCTTTCCGGGCGGGGCCCTCTTTCCTGATACGGTCCTCGAAGAGCGCCACGACGATGAGTCGATCATCACCGAGAATCCGGTCGAGATCGGATCGGTAACCAATGACCATGCTTACGATCTTCCGCAGGAATTGGAACTGACGTACGTCTGGAGCCCGGCGAGCAAGAATAACATCAACAAGACCGAATCGTTTCTGAACGATTGGTACATGCTCCTGCTAAATCTCAAGCAGGCCAAAATCCTAGTCACGGTCGTAACCGGCAAACGTCAGTACGACAATATGCTGATCAAGGGCCTGTCCGAGACAACCGACGCCAACACCGAAAACGTGCTGATGATCAGAATCGCGTTGCGCCAACTTATTCTGGCCATCACCCAAACGGTATCGATCTCCAGCGCGGCGCAACAATCTCTGCCGCAGAAGACGGCGCCTACAATCAACAGCGGCAATGTTAGCCTCGGCTCGGGGCAGAACTTCAATGGTGGATAAATGTCGACTCCGTATCTGATTCCCCTGCAGCCGGCCAATCAACGTTTCACCATCACCCTCGCGGGCGTGCGGTATCAGATGACGGTGCGGTGGAACGACATGAATCAGGCATGGACGCTTGATCTGGCAGATGCGAACGCGAACGCCATCATCTCGGGCATTCCGCTCGTGACTGGGCGCGACCTGCTGGCGCCCTTCGGCTATCTCGGCATCGGGGGCAAACTCATTGTGCAGACCACGAACGACGCCGGGGCGGTCCCCACGTTGGCGAACTTAGGCAGCACTGGCAACCTCTATTTTCTTCCGGTGAGTTAGATGGCGACGACAGGACTCGCAGCAAGTCAGTGGCTACGCTTCGCCAAGCTCACGGTATCAAAAGGTGCCCAGGGTCTCGACCTGTCCGACCTGCGCTTCCGCTTCGAAGTGCGAGCCGCCGACACCGATACGCCCAACACGATGGTCGTGCGGGTCTACAACCCTACGCAGCAGACGGTAAACAGCGTGGTGCAGGAGTTCGATACCGTCACATTGACGGCAGGGTACCAGACCGGCAATCAGGGCAACATCTTCCAAGGCGACATCAAGCAGTTTCGATTCGGTCGCGAACGTAACGTCGATAATTACCTAGACATCATGGCCGGTGACGGCGACCAGGCTTACAACTTCTCCGTTATCAATCAAACGTTCCCAGCCGGCACGACCGATCAACAGCAGCTTGCGGCCTTCGCGGCGTCAATGAATCTGCCGGTCGCCAACACGGCTAATGGTTTTCTGACAACGGGCGGCATCCTGCCTCGCGGCAAGGTAGCGTTCGGCATGGCGCGCGCCTACATGCGCGATCTAGCAAAGAAAAACAACTGCCGATGGTCGATCCAAAACGGAGAAGTAACCCTGATTCCGGTGACTGGGTATCTGCCAGGCGAAGCCGTCGCGATCAACTCAGCGTCAGGCATGATCGGGACGCCGGAGCAGACTGACAACGGCATCATGGTGCGATGTTATTTGAACCCGTTGATCTCGGTCGGACAGGCTGTGAAGATCAACAACAAGGACATCAATCAGGCCGTCATTAAATCGCAATTCTTTCCGAGCTACACGAGTCAGTACTATCCTGCGACGGTCGCGAATGACGGACTGTATCGCGTTCTCGTTGTGGAGCATGTGGGCGATTTGAGATCGAATGATTTCTTCACAGAGCTAACCTGCTTGGACATTGACCCGTCGTCAGGATCGTCAAACTCGGTTCTCCCGAATGGCTAAGGTGAGCGATGCTTCAGACTGAACGAATTGACGACAACGAAGAGGCCCTGCGAGTCGCACTCGAAGGTTTTGCGTTCGGTCTCTGGACCGCAATGGTCGGCATTGTTAGCCAAGTCAACGCCAACGGGACCGTGTCTGTCGAGCCCGCAATCCAGGCCAATGTTAGCGACAGCAAAGGCGTGGTGACACAGCAGAACATCGCGCTACTGGTCGACGTGCCGGTCGTATATATGGGCGGCGGCAATATGGTAGCGACTTTCCCGATCGCGATCGGGGATGAGGCGCTTGTCGTATTCGCGAGCCGTTGCATCGATGCATGGTTTCAATCGGGCGGCGTTCAGCCCCAGGCCGAGCCGCGCCATCACAGCATGAGCGATAGCTTCGCCCTCGTCGGCCCGCGCTCGCTGGCCCGCAAGCTTGCCAACGTATCGACCACGACCGCGCAATTCCGAACCGTCGACGGCGCAACCTATGTCGAGGTGGCCGGGTCAAACATCGTCAACATCGTGGCCTCGGGCGGCGTCAACATCACCGGACCGCTGAACGTGAATGGTGCCGTCTCGATCACGGGCAACGCGGCAATCACGGGTGACATCACCGGTACGGGCAAGGTGACGGCGCAAGGGGAAGTGACGGGGAACAACATCCCTCTCAGTCAGCATCTCCATACGGGAGTTCAATCAGGCGGAAGCAACACGGGGACGCCGATACCTTAGAAGCCCATCACCTCATACGCACTCTCGGTCGCATAGTGGCGAGTCAGTTCCGCGACGAGATCCGCGTCGGCCTCCCGGCATAGGATCTGGCGCTTCTGGGGAAGCGTGACGATCCGGATCTGCGGGTCGCCTACAGTCGACTTCAGTCGTTCTTCCAGAGATTCCACGGTCAGAGGCATGGGGATGGGGTCTCCTACCCGGCTTAGATGCCAGTTTATCGCGGATTGCGTGCGCCGCAGTGCGGACACGGTTTACGGCGCTCACGGGCGCTGAGGGGAGCCCGGCAGCCCATGCAGGGAGCGAGGCTCTTGGGCTTGGGATTGCGGGCGGCGAGATCTCGATTGAGTTCCGCGCGTATGACAGCCGAGTCAAGAATTTGATTGCAGTGGGGGCAGTTCATAGCGCCTCCCAGCGATCCCAGCCAAAGTGGTTAAGGTTTCGCCAAAAGCGCCGCATCGCTACGGGCACGCCGTCGGCGCACAGGGTTACATTTCCACCGCCGAACGAGATCCATGCCGATGCTTCGCGCTTGGCTCCCGTTAGCGTTCTGGCGTCCAGATCAACACGGACACCGCTGCTTGCGAGCGCAGAGTATGTCGTCATTTAGTGGCTCCCGATGCTGCTGTAGGGGCTGCGGCCATCAACGGCGATGACGTAGGCGTTCTTGAGATTAAACCGTGCATGGTACTCGCGGGTCTCGATATTGTGTGCATCGGCAAAACCCTTGGCCGCTTCGTAGCTTTCAAAGATGCCGTTTTGATTTGCTGGGCTAACCACGTCGCCGTTGTCGATTACCATGAACTTTGCCATATCGTCTCTCCTCACTTACAAATACAGAATACGACACAACCCGGCATATGTCAAGAGAAAAATAAGAACATTGGAGAAATAAATGCGCGTAAGAGCGCTTGACGCCAACGGCGACATGCAGTTTGGGCGCGGAAGCGCCAACTTCCTTGTCAATAGCCCACAGCTCGTCGTGCAGAAGATTCTGACCGGCCTGAAGCTCTTCCAGGGCGAGTTCTTTCTCAATACTTCGGCAGGGATGCCGTGGAATCAACAGGTCCTTGGGTTCCAGACGCAAGCATCCTATGACAATGCCATCCGAACCCAGATCCGCAACACTGCCGGCGTGACGGGCATTACGAGCTACAGCAGCTCGCTCAACACAACGACGCGCGCTCTCAGCGTGACGGTGGCTGGTACATCGGCCTTCGGAGTCTGGACCCTATCGACATCCATCCCCTTCGCCCCGCCCCTATCTGGCGGCTACGGAGTCGGCGGTTATGGCGTGAACCCCTACGGACAATAAGGACTCTCGATGAGCACTCTGCCTCTTGCAACTCTCGCCGCGCAGATTACGGCGACCGGTATCAGCGCGCCCGCTTTCGAGGACATCGTTACTTCCGAGATCGCGATCTATCAGGGTATCTACGGGTCTGACGTGCTACTTGAGCCCGACGACCAGGACTACCAGCTGATCACGGTCCGCTGCACCGCCATCAACGATTGCAACCAGATGGCAATCGCGGCTTATAACTCGTACGTCCCTGCTTATGCGCAGGGCGTCGGGCTGTCTGCGATGGTGCAGACCAACGGCATCGACCGGAAAACGCCAACCAACTCTACCTGTGCAGTCGTAGTCGGCGGCGTTGCCGGCACGATCATCCAGGGCGGCATTGCGCGCGACCAGGCGGGCAATCTGTGGAATCTTCCGACTCTCGTCACTATCGACAACACCGGGGCTGTGACGGTCACGGCGACGGCCCAGACTGCGGGGGCCATCACGGCGGCAGCGGGAACGATCACGACCCCGTATACGATCATCAACGGCTGGCAGTCGGTTACTAATCCCGGCGTGGCCGACCCGGGCGATCCAGTCGAGACAGACCCGCAGCTGCGGATTCGTCAGCAACAGTCCGTCACGCTGCCCAGCATCAGCCCAATGGATGCGATCCTGGCCGCGGTGGCGAACGTGCAAGGCGTTGGGCGATACAGAGGCTACGAGAACAACACGCCCAGCCCGGACGCGAACGGGGTACCGCGCAACTCGATCGCTATCGTCGTCGAGAACGGCGACCCAAACACGATCGGGTTGACGATTCAGCAGAAGAAATC